GAAATTGCCATTCTATATGCTCCTATTACTTTTATTTATCCGTTTATAGTCCTGCTATTTCTCCAGTATTTTTTAGTCTCAATGGAATGTAAATAAACTCCACTGCTTTTACTGGTTCAATAGCAATATCTACGTATAGTTCGTTTCTGTCAATTCTGCTAGGTGTATTGTTTGACTCGTCACATACAACTAAGAAGTCATATAATGCTCTTTGTGAAACAAGTTCTAACATTAAGCTATCAACTTGTGCTTTGATCTCATCACGTGTAATCTTATCATTTGGTTCAAAGATATAAGGCTTAGCAAGTTTCTTAAGTTGTGATCTTAAGTAAATTACAAGTCTTGCTACGTTGATTCTATCTAACGCACTAGCATTTCTAGCTCTTGTTTTTTGTCCAAAGTTAACTAATCCTGCTCCTGTTAAGAACGTAATTGGATTAATATTTAAAGAGTATAGTGTATCTCTTTGACCTTCGTTCAATGCGATTGATTTAAACTCTCCTTCAGAATCTACAAATCCTGCCGCACTAGCATTTGTGATGCCACCACGTCTTGTACCTGCTGGAGCAAACCATGGAAATGAAACTTGATCACTTAGTGCCAATGTTCTCATTATACCGTGGCTTGGTGGAACAACAACATTATTACCTGCGTTGTCACTTGTAAACAAGCTAGGATAAAATACGCCTAAGTACTCGTCTCTTGTAACTAGTCCATCGTCGTTATCCTCAACAGCAAGTGCTGTATTTGTTCCCAGTTATTTAAAGTTGTGCCATCTGACTGTAATCTAAACGGTGAGTCACCAATAATAAATGCTGTTAAGCCTCTATCATTGTTAAGTGCCACCATTTCACCAATCAGTTCCGGATACCCTGGTGTTGCCATCACGTTGAATAATCTTGATTCATCATCTCTAATTTCTTGGTTACTGTTAACCAATGCTTGTAGAGCTTGAATGATTACTTTACGCTGTGCTTTACGTCCAAAGCTACCTTTTCCGTTTGGTTGATTAGCTGACTCAGTTACCCATCTGTGTGGATAATAAGTTGCCATGCTCACGTCACCCTGTCTAATGTTTTTAGCAGTTAGATCTACATAGTTTCTAACAAATTTCTTAACATTAAATCCGCTTCTACGTAGGTTCCATAACAACATACCTTTTGGATATAGTGCTGGATCTGGAGCATCAAAGTCTAAGAAGTCACTTACTAGAAGTTCTTTAATAGTTCCTTTTGGTGCTTCTCCGTTAGTACCATTTGTACCACCGCTTGTTCCAAATCTTGCGTCAGCAAATAAAATACCATCTTCAGTAGTTTGATCACCTTCGTCAACTGCTAACCATTTTTGAAGATCAGCGTTGTACTTGTAAACTTCTGGATAGCTTTCTAAGTCTGCTGTTGAAATCCAAAGATCACCAGTTACCAATGGTGTAGTATCTGATTGTTGTGTAGGTTCAGTAGCACTTACAATTGGTCCTTCTGGATCAGTTGAAGCGTAAACGTTTTGATAACCTCTCCATGTAGTTCCGTCATGTACCAACATGTCTACTTCGTCAACAATAGAGCTATACCATAGTCTTCCGTTTGTTGTTAATGATGTTGGAGCATTTGGTCCAGCATTGTAAGTTGATATTTTCCAATTAGAAGCATGGAAGTCATATGCTGAATCACCTGCTGGAGCTGTATAAAGATTTGCTGTACCTAACTTAGTTGAGTAATTGTAAGCAGTAAATCCTGCGTTAGCAAAAGCACTACTTGTATCTTTAATACGCATCTCGCCACCATCGTTGTGTTCAATTACTAGTCTGTTACTAGCATCAACACTTGCTCTAATGTTATTAAAGCCATGAGCGTTAATAGCGTCAGCAAATAAGTCAGCATCAGTAGTTGCTCCTGTTGCTGTAAATGCTAAAGCAACTCCTGAATCAAGTGCCGCTTGTCCTGGTTTACTTTCAGCTAATGTAAAGTTAAAAGTTCCTGACGCAAAAGTACTTGCTGTAATTACCTCAGAAGTAATAGTTGTATTTCCTGATGCGTTTCTAGCAAAAATTGTAAAATCAAATTCTTCATTTTCTGCTAGTGTTGTATGTGCTTGGATATAACAGTCACCTAATGCTAGGTTAACACCGCCACCTGATTTATCAAGATTGAATAATGCTTCTTGATGAGTTTTGTATAGTGGTGCGTTTTTATCTTCCCATAGTCCAGTAGTCCCGTTATAAACTTTAATTTTATATTGAGCACCTAAATTAGCATCTGTTGTCTTTAACCAAACCGAACCTGACGGTCTTGATTTTGTGTCAGCTGTTTTAAATGCTGGAACAGAAGTATGTGGAGCAATCTCAAAAGCTGGTGCGTAGTAAGTACCAGCAGTTATTCCTAAGTCTGCTAACAATGTGCCAGTTTGTCCAGCCGTGATGTTAATGGCACCATCATCGTCTGTTGAACCGTCAGTTGTTGAACTTCCGTCACTGTAAATGTTTAATTTTCCGTCTACTACCTTAGCAGAAACACCTGTAATCCCAGCGTTGGTAATCGCTGTAACCATATCAGCAACTGCTGTACCACCTATTGCTACAGTGGTTCCGTTAATGATAATAGTTTGTAAATTTGTCAATGTTGGATTAGCAACTGTGCCTTGTATTGTCGGCCAGCTTTTTACCCAATCAGCTGTTCCTATTTTCACCCATGATCCTGAGGTGTTTTTGTAGTAAACCTTATTAGTTGTTGTAGTAGTCACAACAGCATAGTCTCCAACTGCGCCTACTGCGCCTTTTGGAATACCTGTATTGCTGTTTCCAACTAGCTGTGTTTTTGAAGTAATTACTAGCGGTACTTTATTAGTAAATGCTTGTCCGCCTGTAACTGTAACAGCATTTCCGTTCCATTCGAAAATTCCATATTTTGTTAATGCTGTATCGAACCAATAAGTTCCGTTAGCTGGAGCCGCCGCTGGAGCACTAGCACTTGGCTGTATTTCGTTAAGATCAATGTCTGCTCTTGTAACGAATGCTCTATTAGCTACACCTAAAAATGAGTATGCCGCTTGTAAACCATATTCATTTAGTTCGCCACCGTTAATTGGATTATTATTGTTATCTGTTTCAAAGACTGGATCTCCGAACTTATCAGATAAGTCTCTCTGCGATGTAATAAGCTGTGGTACACCTGCGTTTGCTTTTGTTGTTCCACTTGCTGTACCTGTCCCTGCCGCGTTTGTTTTATCTTGTCTTGATACAACAAACACCATAGGAGTCATTCCTGGTTCAGCTGGCGTGTAAAAGGATTCGTCGATTACACTAACATTTACACCTGGTGATATTAATGATGCCATTTTATTATTCTCCTGTAATATACAACTGTTGCAACTATTTAGCAATCTTGTTCAAAAACATCCGAGAAATCTACTCATAAAAGGGGGTAAAAAGGTACGCTAAATAGTGTATGCGTCCTTTATGTGAATATTGTAAACAAAGACCTGCGGCTATTAACTATAAGAAAGGTTCTAAGACTTATTATAGAAAACAATGTGAAACCTGCCTACATAATGGTAAAGGACATGGAATACCAACATGGTATAAAGCAGGTTACAGAATAAAAACAGAATGTGACAAATGTGGTTTTGAGGGTAAAGCGGAACAGTTCAATGTATATCACATAGACGGACATTTACAGAACACACATTTTTCCAATCTAAAAACTATTTGTGCTAATTGCCAGAGGCTTTTACAGAAGCAAGGCGTAAAGTGGAAGCAAGGCGACCTTGTACCTGACTTTTAAGGTCATCTATAGTGCCTTCATTATATATGTTATGTTCAAAAGCTGTCTTTGCCCAACGCCATTCACTAGGGTGTACATCAGTAGGTTCTATGTCTAAATCTACGTATTGACGAAACCACAAAGGATCAGGACCTCTTTTAACACACCATACTTTGCCGCCCATGCCTTGAATAATTTGTGATTCGTTCACAAATCTTACATCGGGAATAACAAAATTTTTATCTGGATTATCAAGTATTTTCTTTCTAACAAAACTTACCCATACACCGTCAAAAAACCCGTTACGCATACAGTCTGTGCCAAACTCTTGTAATACTAATCTAGGAGTAATTTGACGTCCAGTTTCCTGTGTCCAAAAATCATCCTGTTGTTCTCTCCAAGCTCTACTTTCAGAAGTTTCGCCTTCTAGCATTTCTCTATCCCAATCAAAAAGGACAGATACAGCATCTTTCAATTTATCTGCGAAACTAATTTTTTGGAAATTATGAGATTCAACCAATATGTCAGCGACAGTTCCTTTACCACTTCCTATTAAACCACAAAGTCCTATTATCATGATGATTCCTTACGTAATAGTATATATTGTAGCTTAGATTGTTGTGATTGTCAAGTGGATTTTTTAACCAATTGTAAAGCCATAACCAACACCGCCACCAACTTGTAGCATTACATCTGATTCTAGCTTTTCTAATTCTGCTTGTGCTTCTGTTTTGAGAGCATCACCGTTCATAGTTGATCCTCCTTGTGGTCCGGCTATGGTAGCAAATTTACTTCTAGCTTCACCTAGCATATACTTACATTTTGCTAGAGTGTAATCTTTAATCCATTGTACAGCAAGATAATCGTCTAGCAGTTCGAAATCAGGCCTGTAGTTGTATACATACATAAGTATTTCTTCTTCTGCTCTAGGACGCTGTAACAATGTAAGTTTCTTCGTAGACGTATTCCATTTGAATTCGATAAATGAACCAAACATTCTTCCTACTAATTCTTGGTATCCTGCGAAAGCATTATAGGTAGCAAGTCCTCCCATATTTGAACTTGCTAAAAGATATGTATTCGTATAAGCAAGATTGAAAGGTTCAAAAAGTGTACCTCCGCCACCGCCACCTGTTCTTGAACCAATACTTCTTCTAAATAATTTTCTTACTTCAATTACTTCTGAAGGTAATGTGTAATCATTTTGGTCAATTACAGTTGGTAAGAACATATATGACTCTTCAACTGAATTATCTGATTTTTGTCTAAATTTAGTTAAGGCTGTTTGTAAAGCAGTTTCATAATGATCTGGATCTAACTCCACATCAATCATTCCACCGCCTAGATTAAGCTCTACATACTTGAAAACTTCTTGTTTTTTGGTTTTTAGATTAGTCGCCATATTCGTTCCTTGCTACAGTATTTATGCTCTGATAAATAGTTATGTTATGCCAAGACTAAGTTTATATAGACCCGAAAAGGGAAAAGATTACGAATTTCTAGACAAAACTATCACCGAGATGTTTACAGTAGGTGGTACAGATGTTTTCGTACACAAATACCTTGGGCCTAAAAATCCTGCTACAGGAGAAGCTACAGCAGGCACCCCTGAATATGATGCTGTAAAAGAGACCAATATACAGGATATGATTTTCCTTGAAAATAGAGACAGAAAATATGATCCCGATGTGTATACAATAAGAGGCATTTATAATGTAGCAGACATTGATTTTGATTTATCACAGTTTGGATTATTCCTTTCACAAGACATTTTGTTTATGACTGTACCAATAAATTATACAGTCAAAGCATTAGGTAGAAAAATAATGTCTGGAGATGTTATAGAATTACCACATTTAAAGGATCCACATGCTTTGAATAACTTTGATTTGGCACTAAAAAGATTTTATGTTGTTGAAGATGTAAGTAGAGCCGCAGAAGGTTTTTCTCAAACTTGGTATCCCCATTTATTTAGGCTTAAATTAAAACAAATAGCTGATTCACAAGAATACAAAGACATACTAGATGCTAAGGCAGAAGAAGGTTCTGATACCACACTTAGAGATCTAATGTCAACTTACAATAAAGAAATAGAAATCAATAATGCTGTGATATCACAAGCTGAAGCTGATGCTGGAAAATCAGGTTATGAAACAAGTCATTTGTATACATTACAAGTTGATGAAAAAGGTAAAACTGAACTAGTCACAGCAGATACAAGTGAACTAGATGCTAGTACACAAAATGAACTTGCTGATAGAATAAATCAAACACCCGAAAGAGAAGGTTATGAAGGTTACTTAATAGGTGACGGAATAGCACCAAATGGCGAAGCATTTGGAAGTGGTATTGGCTTTCCTACAGGTAGTGTCAAAGGTGATTATTTCCTAAGAACAGATTTATTTCCTAATAGATTATTTAGATATGATGGTCAAAGGTGGGTAAAAATGGAAGATAATGTAAGAGTAAATCTAAGTAACACAGATAACAAACAAACGCAAAAAGGTACATTTATCAATAATACAAATTCAAGTACAATTGGAGGCGATACTGTAAAAGAAAGACAAAGTCTTTCAGATGCGTTGAAAGCTAAGCCGGATAATACGTAATGCAACATTTTTATGATGGACAAATTAGAAGATATATTACTCAACTTATAAGACTTTTCAGTAACTTTAAGTATAAAGATGGTGAAGGTAAGGAAGTAAGAGTTCCTGTAATGTATGGAGATGTTACTAGACAAGTAGCAAATATAGTAAGAGATAACAGCGAAAACAAAATACCATCAGCTCCAAGAATGGCCGTGTATATAACAGGATTAGAACAAGACAGACTAAGAACAGCAGATGCCAGTTTTGTAAGTAAAGTTCACATACGTGAAAGGGCATATGATGAATCAAATCAAGAATATCTTAATACACAAGGCAAAAATTATACTGTTGAACGTATAATGCCTTCTCCTTACACTTTAAACGTTAATTTAGATATTTGGTCAACAAACACTGACATGAAACTACAGATTATGGAACAGCTCTTAATGTTGTTTAATCCAAGTCTCGAAATACAAACTACTGACAACTACGTTGATTGGAGTAGTTTAACAGTAGTTGAACTGACCAGTATGAATTTTAGTAGTAGAACTATCCCACAAGGTACAGAAAGCGAAATAGATATAGCACAGTTAAGTTTTACAACTCCTATATACATTAACTTACCTGCTAAAGTTAAAAAATTAGGCGTAATTACTAATGTTATAATGAGTATTTTTGACGAATCCAAAGGCACAATAGACTTAGGAACTTCTATGCCTGAACTACAAGCATACTCAGATGCCGAACCTAATCAAGCAAAAACTGATCTACAAACCGGCAAGATAGAAAAAGATGGAATCAACATACAAGCTGGTAACTATCAAAATTACGATATACTAATTATGGGCAATCAAGCACAAATTGTTGATCGTGGCAGAGTAGGAAGTGTGCCTTGGGACGAAGTGATACAGCCACATCCTGGACAGTATAAAGCAGGATTGTCACAACTACAAATAAAACGTAAATTACTTGCCGGAGAATCAGGAAGTATTAGTATAAATGGATCTATTACAATAAATGAATTAGATCGTACTAAACTAGTTATTGTATGGGACGAAGATACAATACCTACAAACACGGATTTGAATTCACCTAGTGGAAGAAATAACAAAGGAAGTGTTGATTTTATAATTGATTCACAGAAATATAATCCAAACAATACAACTAAAGTAGCAGGTCTAAGATTATTATTACTTGGAGATATAAACACAAGTTCTAATGTAGGAGCCGCAGGTTACGATGGTCCTGATGCTTGGAAAAACACGGACAATACAGATTTTGTTGCTGGACAAAATGATATAGTAGAATGGGACGGGTCATCCTGGAGCATAGTATTTGATGCTAGTGCTGATGATGGCACCACTACAAAGTACATCACGAACCTAAATACAGGGGTTCAATATAGATGGTCAGGTACTGAATGGATACTTAGCTGGGAAGGCGAGTATCAAAAGGGTACATGGCGCCTCACTCTTTAAGATAATTATTAGTATGAAAAGTGAAATCACGTGTAGTGGAGCCTTATTCTACGCCTTGAAAACAAAAAGGTTTTTATTGCTCCATAGGACACAAAGTAAACAAAAGAATGTTTGGGGATTAGTTGGAGGCACTAATGGCAAAGATGAACTTCCCTGGCCTGCCTTACAACGTGAAATAAGTGAAGAAATAGGTGAAACTCCGGATATACTGAAAACAATACCTTTAGAAACATTTGTAAGCAGTGACGAAAAATTTCAATTCCATACATATTTGGTAGTAGTTCCTAAAGAATTTATTCCTAAGCTAAACGAAGAACATGATGGTTACTCTTGGGTAACATTTGGTAAATGGCCAAAGCCTTTACACATGGGCTTAAGAAACACACTACAAAATAAAACAAATCAAACAAAATTAAAAACTGTTTTTGACTTGATAGGATATTTAGAAAATGAAGAAAATTAAAAGTATTACTATTGTTGGTGGAGGTTCAGCGGCTTGGCTAGCGGCAACCTACATACAAAATAATTTTTGGGATATACCGTTAACTGTTATAGATAAAGAAGTAGGAAATCCTATCGGTGTAGGAGAAGCAACAGTCCTTACATTTCCTTCATTCCTAAGGCAATGCGGAATAAACTTACCACAATGGTTTCAAAATGTTGATGGCACATATAAGGCAGGTATTGACTTTCCTAATTGGGTTGAACCTGGTAGAAAAATATACCATCCTTTCTTTTTAAATAGATCATATTTTGATCTAAAATGTACACAATACGACATTTGGGCACAAAAGCAAGACTTAGATTTTAGAGAATACAGCGTACCTAGTTATCAAAACACAATGATGAACAAGGTTGATATGTTTAATGCTTTTGAAACTCTAGCATATCACATTGATGCTGGCAAACTAGTAACAGAATTACAAAACGTTTGTGCTAACACAGTCAACATAATCAAAAGCGATGTTGTTAAAGTAAACAAAGACCTAGATGGCTTTATAACAAGCCTTGAACTAAAGAATGGTACAACACACCAATCAGACTTTTATCTCGACTGTACGGGCTTCTTATCGCTGTTAAAAGACCAGAAAAAGGTAGAATTACTGGACACTGGTAGGCTGTTTACCAATGCCGCAGTAGCAGGTCATGTACCGTATGAAGACAAAGAAAAAGAGTGTGTGCCTTATGTTAGTTGTCCAGCTGTGGACCATGGCTGGATTTGGAAAATACCAACACAATCAAGGATTGGTTCTGGAATGGTATTCAATAGTAATATCACAGATCCAGAAGAAGCAAAGAAATATTTTTGTGAGCATTGGAATAATAGAGTTAAGCCAGAAGATCTTAAATTAATTGATTGGACACCATATTATAGTGAAAACTTCTGGGAAAAGAATGTTGT